AAAAAGTGATCCCGGAATTGTCCTGCATGGTCCAGCTGGAGGGAAGGACCGCGGACACAAGCGCGGACGGGGTTATCTGGGGCTGTGCGTAGCTTGCGGTAAAACTGCTCCGCCAGTCGTCCAAATCAACCACGGCTTTAATGGTCGCCGTGTCCCCGCCTCCGTCTATGGCCTTTATCTGGTAAAGGTTCGCGCCCTCCGCGTCCCGCTCCGTCAAGGTCGCTTCCTCCTGCAAGGCCGGATACATCGGATCGTAAATCGAGATGGTAAAAACCAGTTCGTCCAGGCCGGAGGAAAGTTCTTTGATATACCAATTGTTGGTGCGGATTACCCCGCCTTCAAAAGTGATCATCCGTTACCCCTTAAATGAAAGTCGGATAATACTCCACCGTAACCGGTGCGGCGCATCGAATGAGATTCCGCCCCGGCACGATATACGGCAGGTGAAGAAACGTAGTTGTTGCCGCCGCGTTCGTTCCGTCCTTGGTGACAGCTCCGTTGATTCCGTCAAAGACTAAGACCTGCCCCGCCAGAACATCATGAAAGACGGCGTGGCCCAGGGTAAAAGCGTTCGCCGCCGCAGGCGCTGTAGCGGTAAGACGGCAGTCCGTCTTCGGCATGGTCGATTTGCAGAATATCGTACCGTTAGCCGGAAGATTGACCGTCACCAATTCCCCGTGCCGGATGCCGGTGAAACTGTAGGTCGCTTTTACCGCGCTCATGGCGTCGCCGATCCCGACTAACTCCTCCTGCCCCAGGTCGGTGCAGTAGGCCGAATAATAAAAGCCGTCGTCCGGTATGTACAGTTCGCACTTCCCGGCAACCATCCGGTTTACCCTGCTCCGGTTTAATTTAGCCTCGTGCAGGTCGCGCCCGATAAAGACCACGGTCAGCGTGATTTCCCGGCTTCCCGTCACGGAATCCAGAAGGGCAAAGTTCGTGCGGTTGTAGCCCAGAAAAACGGTGTTTGTCACATCGGTTCCGCCAATGGAATAGTCCAGCAGGGTACAGCCACCGTAATCGGTCAGCGGCTCCCCGTTTATCAAAATATCGTATTTTACATCTCTTCCCATGCCATCTGGACCCCCATTTGATAAGCGGTTGCCCGTGCGACTTCCCGGCCGTCAAGATACAGCGGTACTTCTATCGTCGTATCCGGCACCCGTCCCGCCATCTGCATGTTATGTGTGACGGAACCTTCAAAGCCTCCGCGCCCGAACATTTCTTCGGATGCAATGTCGGGAAGGCCGGAAAATACCCGCGTTACCGTCTGCGTCAATTCCCCTTCGCCGCTTTCAAGACCCTGTTCCATGCCCTCAACAGACATTTCGCCGAAGTACCTAAACTTCTTCGACGGGGAGGCGATGCCCAGCAGGCCGCCGACGGTCCCTAAAAAGCCATCCACAAGCCCGCCGACGCTTGATACCATCGAGTCCCACAGCCCCGTGATGCCGTCCCAGATGCCCTGTACAATGTTGGTACCGATTGACAGCCAATCCGCCCCCGCGAAAGCATCAAAAATAGCCTGTATGATCTGCGGGATGGCCATGATCAGTTCCGGGATGGCGCCAATCAGGCCTTCTACCAGTTTTAATATGATGTTCAGACCGGCGGTTATAATCTCGTCCAGGTTGTCAAGGATTCCGGCTACAAATGCGAGAATCAGCCCCGGCACCTGGGCAATAAGTTCCGGGATCGCGTCCACAATGCCGGTGATGAGCGACAGCACAAGCTGAAGTCCTGCGGTTAGCAAGTCCCCGGCATGGCCTACGATTTCCGTAAGCAACGCCATCACGATCTGTGTAGCCGCGGGAATAAGGAATTCCAGCGCCGCACCTAACCCTGTGATAAGGTTCTCGATCAGGGTTAAGCCTATGTCAAACAACTGCGGGGAATTGTCCACCAGCGTCTGTATAAGGTTCTGAAGGATGTCTCCCGCCGCCGTCAGGGCGCCTTCCACGCCGCCTGTCTGCGCCGCTTCCAGCAACTGCGCCAGGATGTCGCCAACCATCGGGAGGGCCGTGTCGGAAAGCTGTGTAAACACGTCTTCCGTAAGCACCCCGGCCAATTGCGTGGCATTGTCCTTCATCGTGCTAATGCGCCCGGTAAAGGTCTTAGACTGCCGCTCTAACGCGCCTTCGTATTTGCCCCCGCTCTGTGCGGCCTGCGCAAAAGCTTTTGTCAGGTCGTCGTAACTGACTTCCATTTCTGCGGCTTCCGCCGCAGTAACGCCCATGGAATCCGCCAGCAGACCGTAGATATTAATGCCGGCGTTGGCAAACTGCCGTATATCCATGGCCGATGCCTTGCCGGTGTTCTGGATCTGTTGCATGTTTGACGCCATGCGCGACAGTTCCGCCGAACCGCCGCCCGTGGCCGCTATGGCGTTAGCAAGGTTTAAAACGTCCTCCCTTGCCTTGTCGGCGTCAACGCCTGCGGAAACTAACGCCTGGTTCGCCTGCGTCAGGGAATCCACGTCAAACGGCGTTGCGGCGGCATCCTCCCGGATCTGCGCCATTACGCGTTGTGCTTCCTCGCCGGAGCCTAACAGCGTCGTAAACGCCGTTTCATAAGTTTCCATCTGGGCGTTGAAGTTAATGCCCGCCTGCCCAATGTCGCCGATTGCGGACACTGCTTTTGCGCCCATGTTAACGAACGCTTCACCGATTCGCCGCGCCGCGCCCGTCATCACCTGTTCAAAGCCGCTTGCGCCGGAGGAACCCTTTTCAACGGCTTCCCCCATCTTCTGCCCGGCTTTTTCCGCGTCGGGGACTGCCTGACTGTCGTCTACCTCTACCTTGTATATAATCTTGCCGTCTTCAGCCATTATTAACCTCTTAGCGCCGCTGATCGTTTCAAAGCCGTCATGAAGCTTTCCCGCGCATCCTCTGCCGACAGCTTAATTGCCACTTTGGCTTTCGCTTCCTGCAATGCCCGTATCTGTTCGCCGTTGTACTTCGTAGGCTTCGGAATAGGGCGCAGGCGTATATCAACCGTCCGCGCTAATGCCGTATCGGACGGAATATCCGCCAGCAACTCGCAGAACTTGAAAAAGTGCATATGATCGCGGGTCAGGTCGTAGCCCATCCGCAAAAAGGCAGACCGAATCATTCTCGCGTCTTGATGAAAATCAATCGCCCGTTGCCCCGTGCTTTTTTCCTGCGGGAAAAGGGCAATGATTGATTCCATTAACGCTTGTTGTTCGTCTGCCGTTTTCGGGCAGTCCTTCGGATTCTGAAGCATCAGTTTTAACTGCACTTCCAGACGGTCAACCGGCGTTAAAACCGCGTCTTCAGCGACGTCCATCGCCCGGAGTACTCTGTCATAAGACAGATTTAAACGGTACGTTCTGCCGTTCGCGGTGGCCGTGTCCGGGTACGGGTCGTAAATCCTCACCGGAAGAAGCCTTTTTTCTTCGGCGCGTACTGCAACAGCTTTTCTTTCCGCGCCATGGATGCCGCCTGCACTTTCGGGATGATCTCAGACTGTATGAACGGATAGACGTCAATCAGCATTTCCAGATAATTGTTTTCATAAAACGAAAGAAGTTTCGCCGTACCTTCTTCACCGAACAGGACATTAAACAGCGCAACCAAGGCCGTTCCGAAGGCTTCCGCGTCCTGCGGGTCTTTCTTCAGTCGTTCCTGCGCCTGTCCAACGGTGGCGATAGCTTCCCGGACCTTTCCGCCTAAAACGTCCATGTCTAAGTCAACAGGCAGGACGAACGCTGGCGTTCCGTCGGGATAGCAGATTTGCAGTTCTTCTTTTACGTGGGCCTTCCGTGTGATCTTGTACATGCTTTCTTCCCTCCGAAAAAAGGCCCCCCGCCGGATGGCAAGGGGCCGTATGAATTAGGTTGCGGACACTACGGTTGCGGTACCGCTTCCGACCACCTTGTAGGTGGATACGTTGATCATGGCGACCGTCACCTTCTGGCCGGACGCAATGGTATACGTTCCGCCGTTGGTAAGGTCGTTCCAGCCGGTCAGCATCGCGCCTGCCGTCGCCGTCGGGGCCGTGTCGCCGTACGCATATACGTACTTGCACCCCGCGTCAGGGAA